TTTTTAATTATTTAATATGTATATTATATCATATCAAAAGGCATTTGTCAACTGTTTTGTTAACATATTTTCATTTATTTTACAAGTTCTATTGTATTCATTAGAACGGACTCAGTTGGTGCAATACCACTCTTCCATACCTTTGGAGCAATTAGAACTCGAGGACCACGTAGATCCATTACAATAAAAACAAGCTTTGCTTCTGCTGGTGATTCAGCAAACTTCGGCTTAAACTTAACTTCAGAGCCTTTCTTTATTCTGGCTTCTTCTATATTTTGTTTAAATGTTTTCATCTTACGAAATCCTTTGTAATTGAATTGGTGTCTTAACAAAGTCAATTGCTTCGTTAAAGTCCATAGTTAAAAGTAGATCTTCTCCATCGTATGATATAGCAAAGATCCAGTCTACAAACTCATTGGCAGGAATGCCCATGTGCTCTTGAGATTCTTTCCTTTCAGCAAGAGATGGTGAGTTAACCCAAATCTTATAACCGTTATTCTCAAACGAAGGCAACTCATCATTGCCCCAAGATGTATCTTCCCAATCAGCAGGAATATTGTATAAGTATGTGTGTTGTTCCCAAGTAATGTTTTCCATTTTACGCTACCTCCTTAAATCCAAAACCATCAACCATGTGAATTTTTCCTGTGGTAGTATCTTCAACAAGATCTCCAACAGAAGTGGAATGACCTCTTCTCAGTCTTTGAACTAATTCTTCTTGTTCCCACAAGTTAGTAATTTTAAATACATCTTCTAAACCGTTAGCTTCAACAACGTAAGTATCAGTAAAGTATTCCAGATCTTCTGATTTGAAACCCTTTCTCAAGCCGTGCATGTAGTCCATCTTAACACGCCAGTGATCAGATTCAGCGATTGCTCCGTCCCAACCTTTTTGGTTCGGAAGTTCACGTTCTGATGTGGGGATAGCGACTTGCTTGACGATGTATTTACTCATATTGATATACTCATTTAATTATTTAATATGTATATTATATCATATCAAATAGTGTTTGTCAACTGTTTTGTTAACAAATGTTAAATTATTTTATATCAAAAGGTTATAAGCATATAACCAAAGAGAATATTACTTTTCCCAGTGTTCAGACAGCAAAGTCTGTGCTCGGTCAAGCAATATAGGATCGGCCTTAGTAAGAATGTTCAACATATACTGTTTCTCATGCTTATAGGCTTTATGGAAGAACTTCTGATCGTGAGGTATAATCGTATCAGAGTTCGATAGTAGGTCTGCAATCTTAATTGTTTGAGACGCGGCTGGCCCCAAAGCGAAATGATCGGCATCCATCTTCTTACGAAACTCACGGTTTCCATCTTCCTTTTCGGAAACGTTAGTGCAGTAATGGACGAGTTCAGCAATATCAGTTCCGAACTTATCTTTGATGTCTCTAAATGTTACGGGAGTATCTTCTACAACATCGTGTAGGATAGCAGCTGCCAACATCTCAGTAGTGTGTTCAACACTATCTTCTAGAATTTTTGCTACAGCTATTGGATGAGTTATGTATGGCTCGCCTGTGTATTTTCTTCGCTGATCGCCATGAGCTTCTATTGCAAGCATCAACGCGTCGTTTATTATTTTTTTGTCTATCATAAAGTATATTATAACACACTTTAATGTGTTTGTCAACCCCTAATGTATAGTTTGATTTCCATCTTCAAAAAGAAGATCAAGCATATCCATACAGTCGTCAACATGTCCTGCTTTGACTATATCGACTACAGTTGGAAACTCATCTTCAGATTCAACTGGTAGAGTATACATCTTTTGACGCTTTGACTCACCAAACATATCTTTCTTAAAAACTTCAGCTGCTCTTTCTGTTCTGAATGAACAAACTGTCGTTAACTTAAAAGGATTGTTAGCTGAGAAGCAAGCAAAGATTCGGCTATCATCTTTATAGCCTAACTCTTCTCCATCGTATGTTCCTAAGAACACGCCCATATCTCTACAGCTTAAAATGTATCTTGTTTTTTTCATGGAGTTCTGAGTATTTCTCCCTTACGGCTTTAAAATGTTCTAAGTAATCATCTATGTCAAATACAAATGTTTGCGGCTCATTATCATCTACGCCGATAAACACTACACCTTTTTTAACTGGAACACCAGTCATTTCAGTAAAGGCTTTTCCATAGAATGCTACTTGCATAAAATATCCAAGAATGTGTTCTTCTTTTTTAACACGTCTTGATGTCTTAAAATCAATAACAGCTAGTTCTCCTTCCCACTCACCAATACAATCGACTTGGCCAGCAGTTTGGTATTCGTCACTATAAAGGTAACACTCTTGGAACCAAACATTGTTTACTTTTTCATCTAATACTTTTTTCATTGTATTAAACAGAAACATGTTAGCAGGCATAACACCCTTTTTCCAGTCTTCTTTATTATCTATATAGTTTTCACAGATTTTGTGAACTTCAGTACCTCTGCGAGATGCTTGTGTTGAAATTTTGTTAGCTGCTTCTGCGCCAACTCGTTTTCTCCAAGCCATAATACTGTCTTTTGATAACACTCCTAATACAGTAGTAACTGAAGGATAAGCTTCACCAGTAGGTGTAAAGTATCTTCGTCCTTCTTCTGTTGTTTTTCGTGTTAATTTGGGTAATTCAATACCGTGTGCGTAATGCTCAAATGCCATAATATAAGTTCTCTTTTGTTTTAATTAACTAACTTCAGTAGTTCTTGAATCTCCTAAAAACTTTTCTTTAAATGCTTCAGCAGTTGCTGATTCTTCAAACATGTAAGTATGAGTGTTAGAATCCATATCAAATGAATAAGTATAACTCTTTGCTTCCACTTCAGTTTCAAGGTAAGACAAACATTCTTCTGCGAGCGAGCCACCGACCTTTACGCGGAATACTTGTTTGGTTAACCAAGTTAGTCTATAGTTTTCTATTTCTTGTGTCATAATATTTACCATTTTGGAGTTCACGGGGCTCCTAAGAACCCCTCTCTCCCTTTATTTATTAAGCTACTGCAAATTGTGTTTTGCTATAACTTACAGGTGATCGTACCTGTCCGTTAATAGTATATTCTTTAGCTATTATATAATCTTTAACTAGTCCGCTTCGTACAATATCCTCAACACCGAATTTTACGATGCTAAACATGTTTATACGATCTAAGACTTTCACAAAACTTGCAAGCCCTGATACATCATTTTTATGTCTATTAGTAGCCAAGTCGTCTTGAGCTGTGTCTCCACAGAAAAAGATTTTACTTGTTTCACCAACACGTGTAATAATACTATCGAGTTCGTGGTACGTCATAGATTGACACTCATCAACTATAATAATTGAATTATCAAATGTCAATCCTCTCACGAAGGATGATGTCATAAACTTAACTTGGTTCTTTTGTTTAAGAATATCCCAAGCGTCTCCTCGTCCAAACAGGTCATTAGCGATATCAGCATAAGGTGTAGCGTAGACTGCTTCTTTTTGAGCTTGAGTGCCTGGCATAAAGCCTTGCTCTCTTGTCTGAACCGCTGATCGTACGATAACAATTTGATCGTACTCATCCTTTGATAAAACATCATTTAATGCTAAGTACATAGCACACATTGTTTTACCTGTTCCTGCTGTGCCAACTGCGCATATATTAAACCCCTGCTTATAATCCGCAAACAACTCTGATTGAGTATTTGTAAGCGGCTGAATAGGTCTCATAGAAAATTTAGTATCCATGGTACCATTCTTTATTTTTCGAGCAAGTCTTTTTCTTTCCTTCTGTGATTCGCGGCGTGGTTTTGACATATAAAACTCCCTTTGACAGATCTCCGATTATTTCCAATCATTGACCTTGTTTCCTGTATAGCTCTTATTGGTTTTCATTGACGAAAGTAAATCACGAAATCCTTGGTCAGGTTTCATGCGACCAAGACGTGCGGCCTCAATCACGGGACGTGGCGCAGTAATCTTTTGCTTAAGGTGGGGGTTGTCTTTTTTGAATTCGTCTAGTTTTGTATAAGACATGAAGTGTTCAGTCACTTCACCAGTTTCTGAGTTTTGAAAATCATATGTAGGCATTAAGTTAATATCCAATCTATCATAAGTTTATTTATTAACTACCGGTTATCATTTCGTAAATTTCTTTCCAATTTTTTACTTTTGGAATATCACTATTTTGATAATCAGCATTGAACAAATGTTCTATAAGGACTGATCTTAATCCAAGATCATAACCGCATTCAGCATTTGAAGGTTTATCTTCAACCCAAATACATCCGCTGTCTTTGTAAGGTAATAGACCATCGTCTTTATCATCTCCACAGTCTAAACAGACTATCTTTTCAAATACTGCAGGTCCAAAGAGTTTCTCTAGATTCTGCTGTCTTAGTTTACCAGCATAGTAGTCAGTACTGAGACTAGTAATGCAATGAAAAATATAGCCTTCATCATGTAATCTTTTAACGTATTTGATTGCATCCCTTAGTCCTGGTAAAAATCCAATTCTTGCAGATTCATTAAACTGTCTTACCAGTTTTCTGCTTTCTGACTTTGGTATACTAAAGGTATCTGCTACATCGTAAACACCTTCTGTTTTAACTTCGTAGCCGTTTTCTGACATCCATTTATAAAATGCATATTTCCAATCTAGTAGTACACCATCGCAATCTACTAATATTAATTTCTCTGTTCTATGATCCATATTTACCTTCTTTCATAATTTATATTGATATTATAACACACTTTTGTGCTATTGTCAACCTTTATTTAAAATAGTTTTCAATGGTCCAATCCGTCACCCACTCGTCAATCTGGGGTTCGCTGGTCCATTTAATTTCTCTGTTATAGGGTTTATATAGATCTCCAGAGAAGTAATCCTCGTAACACACAAGGACACCTGGTACCTTCTTGTACATAAGTCCCATGGCCTGATAGTTGCGATCTATTTGAGTTACAAGGTGTCTTGTCTCGACGTTAGTTCTGCTTGATACAAATATTGGATCGTTTGGATCTATAGTATTTTGATAAGTTTCACCATCTCCTAAAGTACCAAGATGCAGTTGAGGTTGGCGTATTGCTTCATCGCTATTATTAGTTATAAAACCCGTTTTGTCAAAAGAGCCTGAGTGTCTTACTTCCATCCAACTTTTAACTTGAGCCATAAGATCTCTACGATAAAGATAGTATACTTTATCTGCTTCAGCCAATACTTTTTCAAGCTGAAAGTGATCTCCTTCAAAATGACTTGGCATGATCTTATAACATGCTTGATTACCAGCTTGTAATTCTTGAAATAAATTCCATCGGCTTAGATATGTATCAACCCAAGCATAAGAGGAGTAACCATATTGCGCTACTATAGTTTGCTTTGCTGGTAGTTTACCAATTGGGTGTGGCCTTTCATGAGAAAAAAGCTCACCTTTATAAGGCAAGCGATATTCTTCAGATTTCTTTAAAGTGAATGATGTACTTCCTGTCCTAAAATTAGTCAGGATAACAACGTTACGAGTCATACTTATCTTTTAGCCTTTCACGTCTTTGAGACTGTTTACGTTTATTCTTACGCTTTTCCTCTAGTCGTTGTTGGGTTTTATTGTCTTTTCCAAACTCTTGCTCTGGGCGATTGGATTCTCGGAAATCCGTGTACCGCTTTGCCATGGTACATTCCTTATCGCATATCCATAGGGGTTGTAAATAGATCAGGGTAAGCTTCTTCTAAACAAGCTCTAGTTAATCCTGGAATCTTAGTGTGTGATAACATGTGATTTGCTATAAGTTTAGCGTCGTCGTTATCAATAGCTTCTAATAAAGATATGAATAAGTTTTCACGTTTCATTTCTGGTTTCATGTTATCATAACCACCACCTTTAATGAAGATCTTTAAGCGTCTAGCTTCTCTATAAAGCATAGTCTTAGCTTCATCTTCAAATTCGTTTGGTTTCCATGGGGGTGGGCTTTCTGGTAACAGAAACTCAACATCTGTATCATAAACTAGACGTAGTACGTTGCGGAAAGGAATATTGTCATTCTTTCGAAGCAATGCTACTTTATCTGCTTTCTTTTTCATTGCGGGTAATTCAGAGAGAATCTCTGACATTGAATATCTAATGCTCATTTTAAAAGTCCTGTATATCGGTAATCAAGTTTTTCAACTTTTTCTTTACAAAGAAGTTAAAGAGATGCTGTCGTCCGACTTCCTTGGTATTGTTAAATTGGTACAGGATCTTATCCTTGTACTCCTGCGGAATTAAGCTTAAGTCAATCATTTGCTTATTCCTATTAAAGCGCAATTTAGTATCAGTATCCATACTATCAGGATCTGTTAAAAATTGTGTTAGTCTTTTCTTAGTCATTGGTTTTTGTCTTTCTCCAATAGCTAGACTATTATCAGCACTTAAGATATTTGGAATGCCATCTCCAACATCGCCTCTTAATACGTGCTCTTCTAAGTATTTATCTGGGTTGTCATGTCTTACCCACTTCTTCATAACGGGATTATATTGGTCCACGTTACCATAAGTTTGTAATTGAATGAAGTCTTTATCGCCAGATAGAATTAATATCTTTTCAGCACCTGTGTTCATAATAGTGCCCTTCTCGTGACAGAGAGTAGCAATAATGTCATCAGCTTCACAACGCTCAATATTGAGTACTGTGTATGGAAAGAATTCTTCGATCTCTTGTCTGATTCCATGAATTACTTCAAAGAGTTTGCCCCAATCCATTTCAGAAGCATCACGACCCTTTTTACGATTAGCTTTGTAATAAGGGAAGTAGTCTCGTCTCCAAACGTTTTTGTTATCACAACAGAGTACGATCTCGCCGTATTCTTTAGTGAATTTTTTTCGATTGAATCGAATTGAATTTAAGAACATATGACGAAGTAAATTCTCGTCTGGTTCCACGTTGTGATGATTACCAATACTCGCAAAGAGTGAGGCCAACATCACCTGGTTGTAGTCAACTAGTATCATAATTTTACCATATTTTATTTAATTGTAGAGTATATTATATCACACTTCATCGTCTTTGTCAACCCCTAAATCATTTAATAATGTACTTTTAAGGCCTCCAGTCGTTGTTCCATCTTCATCTGTCTCAAGTATAGCCACATTCTGCAGTGCAAATTCTTGTAAAGGATGCGGTGCACCTAGAGTCTGTAGATGTAAAGCTTTTATCGATTCAAAGATTAATATCATATTTGGAAAATACTTATTGATGTCTTCATCAAAATCGCATCCCGCTCTTGCCATTTCTGATAGAACGTTTTCCCATATAATCTCAGCTAAATCGTTAGCATAAGATTCTTTATACATCTGAAGATTTTCTTTTACCTCTTCAGCCGTCCTTGGCGCTTTAAAATCTAACCTAGGGAAATTAATTACGTTACTTGGTTTCTCTTTGTCCACTAGTAATATTCCTTAAAAGTGTGTTCCACATAACTTGGAACGATTGTATGTTATTTCTTGCTAAGTTAAAGCGATCGCTATAAGTAAACCCACTGAAGTACTTAGGATTTTCCTGTATTTGCTGTAACAACGAACGTGCTACTGAAAACGCGTAATTAGCATGGTCTTGAACATTTTCTGTCCAATCGTACATGATCGTAGCGTTCTGCGATGTTTCAGAAAGTGCACCATAATTTGGATGGATACAAATAACTTGACTCTTAATAGCTTCAATCAAAGCAATACAAGATGTTTCTTTCCAAATATTCGGATATAAGAATATATGAGACTTACCTAAAGCTTCTAAAACTTCTTCGTTACTCTTAGCACCATGATAGGTCATATTTGGATGAGCTTCAATAGTCTTAAATAAACCTGAGTAAGCTTCATCACGTTGAGGCCAACCATAGATCTCAAAACTTGAATAGACATCTAAATGAATATTGTCAAATTGTTTTGCTAGAGCGTCAAAAATTGGTACTAACAGTTCTAATCCACGGTGTGGAGTAGTGTGGTAAATGAAACGTATTGTTTCCATATCTTTTTCTTTAGGCTGATATGCTGTTTCTACTGCGTTATGTATTACACTACACTTTGAATATGGAATACCATATCTTACAATGTATTGATCTCTTTGCCATGCAGATACAAATACGAACCAATCAAACTTTTCCCATCCACCATCTTTAAGAATCTTATTCTCTGGATCTTCTGCCAAATCGTGACACCATAAGATGTTTGGAACATCATCATATAATTCTCTTGGTCGAGATAGATGAATAGCTGCTTTTTCTAAAAGCTCTTTGTCAACTGAATCAACAAGACGCTGTCTCATCATTTCAGTTCCACCTTTTGAATTGGCGGACAGTTCTGATTCTACGATCTCACCTTTATATACTACACTCATTTTAATTCCTCATTCATAATTTGCTTCTCCTAAAATCATTTCGAGCGTTTTCTTTCCGCCCTTTTTGTCCCACCAATCTTTTAAAAACTCGTACGAGTAAATTGCAGATTGTGCTTGTTGGTTATAATAATATATATTCTTTGAACGAAAGTCTGTAACGTTCTGATTAAATAACGGGAAGGTATAAACTTTGCCAAAACCATGAAGTACATTATTTTCAAATGAAGGTGGTGCACCTAATGGCATCTTATAATGAATAGCACCTTCCTTTGCACCATCAAAATAATACTCAATAATCTTTAG